CTTACTATCCACCTTGAAAACCGAATTCAAAATGCTTGCCAACTGACCTTGCACAACCGCATGGTCAGCCTTGTTTTCAGAACGCAAACCAATCAACTGAATAACCGCAACAACAATTCCACCAATGGCTGTAATAACACCAACCAGAACTGCCGCAACACCCGCATCCATCATTCACCGTCATCTTCACCCAAAAACACCTTACGGAACTTGCGCTTCACTTTCTCAGCATCATCCGCAAGCCGCGGCGCAATCTCAATATGTATCCAATCGGATGCAGGATTACCGCCACCCGTCACCGCTGGCTTATCGTAGGTCTGCCACGCATCCCTATCGCAACGATACGCGCGACCATGCTTCCCGAAGGCGTAATCAATAATCATTTCCACACCCAACACCGCAGCGTTCTTGCTCAGAATGTCACACCAATCCGAAGCCACCTTGCGACCATTCGGTTTGCCGCGCTTACCGTCACGCATATTGCGATACGAAATATCCATTGCGCGACCCGTCGCATGAACCGACAAACTTTCCTTCCCCTTCATCTTGCGAACAATGAAAGTTCCGTTATTCCACAAAGCACCATCGCTTAGAAAAGCCAACTGTCGCACGAATTCTTCCGTGCCATCACGCTTACCTTTCGCAATCCCATCATTCGTGCCTGTGTACGGGCGGCTCACTTTGCAGAACCCTTCCGTGCCTTCTTCGCTTTCACAGCCGCACCACCAAAAGCCGCATCAATTTCAGCCTTCGTCAAAGTGCCATCCAAACTAGCCTTCGCCAACTGCTCACCAACCTTGAACACAGCAACACCGCCAGCGATACAAGCAGACTTCCAAATTTCAAGTTCAGGCGCAATGATTGCCGCACCCGTAATCACACCCAAAGCATTCGTCAAAAACAACGCAACAATCCGCTGCCCAATCTCAATCGTCTTTGCCATCATCATCACCTTTCAAAGTCAAAACACCATGCACCACGATAGTTATAATTGTCACCAAAGCGGCTTGCACAAAAGTAGCACCCGTCAAAGTCAGCAACAGATACACGGCACCCGCCCAAGTCCACGCATTTTCTTTCACATATTCACCGAAGTTCACAACCATCATCGCTTTCGCCCCTTCGGAAACATCAACGAAGAAACTACAAGAACATTCACCGTCTTGCGTTGCTCATCAGAAATACGCGAACCATCATCCCAATCCGCCTTGCACAAGTAAGCCCATTCCCACGGGGGCTGAATCTCAACAGGGCGACATTCCAATTCATAACTTTCCGCATCAACACGGTTAGCCCACAACACAAACATCAACGGAACAAGAAGCACACAACGACGCAAAAACCACATCACACCATTTCAGCGGTTTCGCAAACCGATTTCTATCGGCGCAAATAAATCGGATTACATCACGAAATTCGTGACCTACTCTGGTAGTTATTCGGCTACTTCGGTAACAGGTGCAACGAACGCATCAAGTTCAGCATCGTATGTGTCACCGATGCCAGCGTACTTAGAACGGAAATTTGCGTTATAAGAAGTTTGCTTCCAAGTAACACCTGAACCATGAACCGAAGTCAGATAAGCAACGCCTACTGCTTCTGATTCGGGGAAGTCCAAGTTTTGAATGTCGTCGTTGTTCACGACGCTAACTTGAAACACCTTGTTGTCTTTGTCTAACCATGCGAAATGTGCCATTTGCTTATCCTAACTTACTTGGAACCTTACATAGACAATGCCTGCTGCGCCATTACCGCCTGCTGATGCACCATAAGTACCGCCGCCACCAGCACCATAGTTCACACCATTGTTGCCCGTACCTGATGTCTTTCCTGCGACACCACCTGTTGGCGCAGTACCACCAACAGACGAACCACCACCGCCGCCGCCAGCACTAGCCACATAGGAAGTCTGAATGAAGTTTGAAATGTTCAAACCATTTCCGCCTGCACCACCCGTCGTGACACCAGCACTACCTGTTGCATTGCCACCTGCTGACGAAAAACCGCCACCGCCACCGCCAGCGGCATCAGTAGCACCCGTTCCACCATTAGAACCTTGTATGCCAACACCACCAGCACCAGCATTGAAAACACCACCGCCGCCAGACCCACCGAAACCGCCTGCTGCCCCACCTGCCCTTGACACGCCGTTTCCACCGCCATAGCCGATGAGGTTGCTCAAAGTTGTGGTGAGTGTGCTGTTGGAACCTCTTGACCCGTTTGCGGTTGTGGAACCACCAGCACCAGCCGCACCAACATCAACGGTGTAAGTCGTGGCTGAAAGGTAAATAGTCGTATCGGTAATGCCGCCGCCACCGCCGCCAGAACTCTCATTTGCGGAAGCACCGCCACCAGCACCGCCGCCGCCGCCAACCAACATCACATCAAACAGTCCAGCCTTTGTCACCGTCAAAGTGCTATCACCCGTAAAAGTCAGCAGACGATAATTCACACCACTCACCGTGATGTTGGATTCAGTTCCACCTGATGCGATTCCATAGTTGTTGATTGGATTTACTGTGTAACCCGTGCGACGACGAACATACACAATGCCCGAACCGCCGCTGCCACCAGAACCACCAGAACCGTTAGCGCAACCACCACCACCGCTTGCCGTATTTGCAGCCGCACTAGACCCGTTCGCAGCAGAACCGCCCGCACCACCAACAGACGAACCGCCCGCACCACCCGTAGTGACACCACCGCCACCGCCACCGCCACCCTTGAACAAAGATGAGCCACCAATAAACGCAGACACATCGTAACCAGCACCGCCAGCACCACCCGTGTTGCTTGAACCACTTGCGCCAACAGCAGCAACACCGCCACCACCACCGCCAGCACCAGAACCAGAAGCCGTATTTGTGCCATCGCCGCCAGCAAAACCAGACACACTTGGATTCATTGAAACAGCACCTGTACGCAACGCAGTATTCGTTTGCGACAAACCGCCACCACCACAACCACCCGTGGTAGGAATCGTTTGTTCCTGTCCTTGCCCACCACCGATGCCACCACCAGCAACATTCAATGAACGATTAGTGTTCCCCAAACTTGAACCAGAACCGCTTGTATAAACGGTAGAACTTCCAGCACCGCCAGCACCGATTGTGATTGTCGTGTTGGCTGCAAGATAGACCGTTGATTCAAGTACGCCACCAGCACCGCCACCGCCAGCAGCGCGTGTCGTGGCTGGCAATGCGCCGCCCGAACCGCCACCACCGAACATCAACACATCAACAAATCCAGGGGTTGTCACCGTCAAAGTACCGTCACCCGTAAAAGTGTGAAGGCGATAAGTTGTCGTACCAATCGTGATATCTGATTCAGTACCACCGCTGCACACAGCAGGCGTAGTTTCCGCTTGCGTCGCAACATCAGTTGTCTGCGATGAAACATATCCCAAATAAGAACGCGTCATTCTGCTACCTCACTTGTCGGCGCAACAAACTTAGAACCATCCCACACATCACCAATGCCTGCATACTTTCCGCGGTCTTGACCTTCAATCGGATTCGCATTGTACGAAGTCTGCACCCATTCACCAGCAAGACCGATACTTGCGATGAACGCTTTGCCTGCGGCTTCTGTCGGCGCGTCATCATTACCCACAACAATGACTTCACAAACGACACCGTTTTCCACTTTTGCGAAATGAGCCATTACGCCACCACCAAAGTTCCTGTTGAATCCCACGCATACCAAGTGTAAGAACCGTCAGTTCCATTCGTTGTCGTGCCTGTCGTTGAAATTGAAAGTCCTGCACCTGCGGCTTCTGCGGTAAGCCAACGCACTACGACGCGACCAGAACCGCCGTTGCCGCCGTTTTCACCATCGCCGCCGCCGCCGCCACCGCCGCCACGATTGGCAGTTGCGTTTGAGCCTGCCGCGTTACCGCCACCGTTGCCCGCGTTGGTGCCTGCTGTGCCGCCTGTGGTGTTTCCGCCACCGCCGCCGCCGCCAGAATAAGAAATAGTTGAGCCTGTGTAGTTGTTTGTAGATGCTACGCCGCCTGAACCGCCCGTATTAGACGAACCATTACCGCCAACACCACCAACACCACCACCGCCACCGCCAGCCGTGGCACCACCACCGTCACCGTTGCCGCCGTTGTTGCCTTCACCAGAAACACCTGCTGCGCCATCACCACTTCCGCCGCCACCGCCAGAACCACCGTTGCCAGCCACTATTCCTGCTGTATGACCACCACCACCGCCACCGCCGCCATTGGCTGAACTTATGAAAGATGATGCAGTACCGTTGCGCCCATAATTTCTGTCCGATGTTGCCCCTGCCCCACTAGCACCAACCTTCACCGTGTAAGTCGTCTTTCCGATAATGCCTGAGCCTGTCACAAAACCGCCAGCACCACCGCCGCCAGCCGAACCTGTTGCCACATATCTGCCACCACCACCACCGCCGCCGACAAGCAAATATTCAACATTCAGGAAAGCCATCGTCGGCACAACCTGCGACGACTGCGACGACACATAACCAAGTTGGCGGCGAGCCGTTGCCATACTTACGCCTCAATAGCGTTCACGAAACCCGACAACAAAATCACATCAGCAGTACCAGCAAAAGCCTTCACAACTTTCGCGTTCTGCAAGATAAGTCCAGGGATTACCGTCACCAAACCTGCTTCGGGCAACACGGTCAATTCAATGTTTCCATCAGCAGCAGTAGCAGTACCCCATTCAATTGTCAGTTTCACAGATGAAGCGGAAGTGTTGTTTGCATACAGCCAGATTTCGTCAAAGGTTCCGACAGTAGTACCAGCAACAGCAGTATGCACCGTAACAGTTGCCGCTGTGCTTGTACCTGTCACTTTGATAGCCATGCCATCAGTAGAACCTGACAGTTTCTTTTTGGTAAATGTTGCCATTTGCAATTGCCTTTCTAACTGAACACTTGAACTTGAAGAACATCAGCACCGCCGCTAACAGGCGACCATGCTGCACCATCCCAAATAGAAAATTCGTTCACATCCAACAAGTAACTGCATTCGCCTTCTTCCAATGTCGGTTCCCCAACACCACCGTATGCGTTCGTTCGCGCAGTTGCATCCGTGAACACCTTCACGCCACGCATCAGGTATTGATTGACATTGGCAGCAGTCAGCACTTCGCCACTAGCAAACAGTTTTGTTCCTGTTATCGCCACCTGTTACCTACTTCCTGAATGAATGCGTGCCAATCATAGCAACTAAGTGATTGCATTATCAGCGTCTAGAATGCCAAATTGGATGTCATTCAGCGTGAACGGATAGATGATATAGGCATCCGACATGGCGATTTCCAGCCTGTGAACATTCGGGGTGATGACCCTATTCAACCGTTCAATCGTCTGGTACTTGACCACCTGAGCAGGGGAACCTGTCTGATAGTTCCTTTCAACCGTAACCGTATCCCCAAGTTCTAATTCATTGCACGATATCCGTGTTCCAGAATCAAACGCAGAAACCAGAAGCGACATCGCTTCAAACCTGTACGCAGGTTGCGCATACAAATCCAATAGTTCGTTTGCCAAATCCTGCGCATCGGTATCGTCGGCAAGCAGCAGGTTTGACAGGTTCAGGGTACTAATCCCGTATTCGGCTTGACTTCCTGCATCGTTGGCAATCTGTGGTGTGCCACCTTCACGGGTAGCAAGAACTTTGTTGTATAGGAATTCTTGACCGTACATGATGGAAAGGGTTTGATATTTGATATCTGTTCCTTCGTCATCTGAAAATGCGGCAACTGCGGATGCGAATGCTTTGGTCACGCGGTCTGTGAAGGTAAGTTTCCCGTCGCGGGAAACAAAGAAATATCCCTGCTCGCTTTCGGCTATCGCTTGCGCATATTGCAAAGCGTTGGTGTTTGCATCAATCTGATATGCGCCCAATGTTGCTGTACCAGAATCAATATCCCTTGTTCCCGTATAGGCGATTTCTGGCAGGTCAAGCAGATAGTTCAAACGCGCACCAGAAAGTTCCTGTGTCGGTGTTTGGTTTTGTGATGTGGAAGTATTTGCGAGCAGCACGAAATCATCCGCAGCGTTGATGGTTACCGTAGAAATGTCAGTTGATTTGCCTGTGTTGTAAGACAAATCAATATCGGTGATGCGACCCACAAACACGGTTTCGGTTCCCAAGATGACCGTCACCTTGCGGCGTGGCGTGACACCAGATTGACCTAGCAACGCATCCCAATATGGGGAACTTTCGTTTGTCGGGTCAAACCTTCTATCGTTATTCAACAGCGTGATGGAACATGAACCAGCAGAAAAGTTTGCTAGTTGGTCTTGCCTGCCGCGGGTGATACGAATGTTCTGAACATACGGTGCAACATCGTCACCCAACAAAGTTCCATCCAAAAAGTCATCATTCAACACACCATCGGTTGCGCTGTCCAAAGTAAAAACATTTACAGGGAAACCGATTTCCATCAAAACGGTGAGCGTTTCACCCCACGCTGTAACGGTTGCCATGACTAAACAGCAACCTGATATTCCGTAATCAGCGGGATGACACCGTTCGCGCGCTCATATGATTTCAGCACATCAATGATTTCGCGTGCTACTTGGTCAGCATCAGTACCCATGCCAGCGTTCACCGTCATGTTGAAGTTCGTGGTGTTGCCCTGACCGCCACCACTATTCAAAATGCCAAGCGCAGGATTGCTTGTGCTGACACCAGCCAATCGTTCTTGACCGCGACGCACCATCCCCGCAGGGGTTTTCGCTTGCACCGCATTCAATTCATCAACTGCCTTAGCCAACGAAAGTGTCGCTGTTGCTTCCGCCAAAATCGCTTCCGCCACAGCAAGCCGCGCACCTTCTTCTGTTTCCTTAGCCCGCGTCAATTCATCCAATGCTTCGCGATAAGCATCGGTTCCTTCCTTCGCCCCATGCAATATTTCGTTCAGAACTTCCTGTGCCTTGATTTCATTGGCGGTTGCATTCTCAACTTCTTCCGTAGCATCAACAACTTGCATCTTGGCTTTCTGCAAATCGCGTTCAGCCTCAGCGATTTCTTCCGCAGTTGCCTTGCGATTGACCTGATTGTTCAGTTCCTGTTCTGCTTCCTTGACCGCACGAACGCTGTCCTTGACAGCCAACTTTGCTTCCGCCAAATCAATTTCGGCGCGACGAATATCAATGGCTGATGCTTTCGGGTCAGCGCGTAGTTCTGCCAACTTTGCTTCCGCATCGGTGACCGCAAAGTTTGCTTCCTCAACGCGATACTTTGACCGTTCCAAATTGCGTTCGGCATCGGCAACATCTTCTGCGTTCGCTGTGATTTGGCGCAGACGGATAAGTTCTTTTTCTGCGTTGGTCTGGTTTTCGGTGGCTTCACGCAGACGGATATTGGAATCACGCAGGCGACGATTCGCATCTGCGTAGCGTTCCGTTGCATCAATCGCTTCCTTGCTGTCGCGTGGGAATCCTTTGGAAACATTGTTGAAATAGGTTTGCGCTTTGGCGGTGCTGTCAATGGCGGCTTTCAAAGCATTGTTTGCCGAAACCCTGTTGCGTTCTGCGCTGCTCAGCGAGCGTTGCGCATCGTAGTTCGTGCGCAATGCACCCGTGAATTCTTCCAACTTTTCTTTCGCTGTCTGTGTTGCTGCGGCTGCTTTCTGCGCACCGCTGTATGTTTCTTTTGCTTTGTCATTCCATTCCTGCAAAGCGTTGGATGAAGTTTGGCGGGCAATGAATTCGCGTTGCGTCTGTGCTTCCAATCTTGCCAATGCGCCCGTCAATGGGATGACGCGCGGTGTGTTTGCGATAACACCATTCAAGGCGTTTTGTGCTGCGGTAGCGGTACGCACCTGACCTTCATAGCGTGCAATCGCAGCCTGTAAATCTTTGTAGGCGCGGCTGGTTGGGTCTGTCACAGCCAACTGTGCTTTCATCGCATTGACAATTTGCCCTGCCACTTCGGGGCTTTCGCTGGCGAACCGTTTGAAGGTTTCATCCATTGCTTCAATATCAAGTTTCACACCATCGGCAAGCAACTTGAATTCGCGCCCGAAGTTCTCAAAGGTTGCAACATCACCAATCGTTCCAATCGGGTCAAACTTCTGCAAATCCTTTTGTGCCGTATTGATGAAGTCACGCAATACTTGTTCTGCGCTACCAGCATTCTTTGCAAAAGCATCCACCGATGCAGCGGTTTTCTTGAACGCTTCATCAGCGCGACCCGTTGCACCCGTCAGATTATTGATAAGCGGCGCAAGTGCCTGTGCCACCATCAGCGTTCCAAGCGCACCACCAAAACCGACAGCAGCCGTAGTAGCACCTTTGAAGATTGCGCTGTTCTTTACAACTTCAATCCCCATCAACTTTTGATAAGTGGTGTGAACTTTGATGACAGCAGAAGCCGCAATTATCGCTGCGCTGAATGCGGCAATCGCACCAACAATCACAAGGAAGGTTGTTTGATTGTTGCTTATAGCCGAAGCCAACGACGCAAAGATTGGAACAATCTTTTCCACAATAGGAAGCAAAGTCATTCCAATGCTTTCCTGCAAATCAGCGACCTGATTTTGTAGTTGCTTCATCTTTCCTGCTGCGGTATCCGTAGCCGCCGCAGTAGAACCGCTGAAAGTGTTGCTCAATTCTTGAAAGATTGCATCAAGCGATTGACCTTCTTTGATGTTGTCATTGAGCGCAGGCGACAACGCCTTCAATGATTTGAAGTTTCCGTTGTAAGCCTTGCTCAACGAATCAGCCACCTGAACCAGCGGGATACCCGTAGCCGTAGCAATATCCATAGCAAGTTGCAAATCCTGTTGCGAACGCGCCAAATCACCAGAACCCTGAACCAGCGAAGCCAACGCTGGTCGCAAATCGCTATCGCTGTAAATCGTTGCGCGTTGCATTGACGACAAGAAATCTTCGTTCGCATCAATCGTTGCCTGCGATGCACCTGTCACCTGTCGCAAGGTGGATGCAAGCACCGTCATTTCCTGTGTTTCTTGCATCGCCGCCTGCGTCGCTTTGACAGCAGCGAAACCCAAACCAGCCAATGCAGCAGCCGCAGGCAAAGCCGCTTTCTGAATAGCGAACTGCGCCCGCTGTCCTGTCGTTTCTAGTTTGTTGAATTCTTTGACAGCCTTTTCAAGACCGCGCCCATCAAACGCAGAAACGATGTTGATGCCTAATGCCATATCAGTACCCGCTCACAATCCGTGCCACAACCAGCGTATTCAAATCTTCTATCGCTTTATTGATTGCTTCTTCAATCTGCGGCAAGCCACGCTTCGTAGCACCGTACATAACACGCGAACGGAAACCGCCGCCATCAGACTTCGTAGCACGATGCTTATCCAAGTTCTGCACCATCCCCGCACGCGGCGATATAGAACCAGCACCATCAAACACCTGACCGCCAGCATCCATTTGTTGCAAACGCAGAATGCCCACATTCTTGCCAACGAAACGATTGCCTGAATAGACGATTGGCTTCACGCCACGCGCCGCCTTAGAAGGATTGTAAGGTGGCATACGCGACTTGCCGCGACGGTCACCCTCAATATGCCAGCGTTGCAACGGTGAAACCATAGGGAATGAACGCCCAACTTCCGCAGCCAAAGGCTGAGCAATCCCCTTCAACTGTTCCGCTACCTGCTTATAAAGTTCCTTGTCATACTTGCGTAATTGCGCAAGCGTTTCCTTCACGCCCGTAACATCAACACGCACATCATCCATAGTGCGCCAATCGTACTACCTTCGTTGTCTTTGCTTTTCTGCACGATGCTTCAAATAGTCAAACATCGCATCAATCATCAAATCGCCAGCATCAATCAAATGCTGTGGTGCAATTCCTGTTTCGCAAGCAAGCGCAGCAATCTGCCAATGCGCAGAATTCCTATCGCTTACTTTCTGTCCAAAGGGGCAGCACCGTCATCATTCGCGCGAACTTCCACACTTTTCACAGTAGAAACCCAATCAGGTTCAAACTTCAAAGTTGTTCTACCCATGCGCTTTTCCGCGTGCCAAGCCAACCAAGCCAAATCAGTTAGTTGCATATCGGCATCAAGACGAACAACGCTGCGCCTGCGTTCCTTTTCAAACGCAATGAAATCAGCAAACACCGCATCAACATCAGCGGTCTGACCATTGATAAACGAAACCCGCAAATCAATTTGCATTGATATCCCTTCTATTCAGTTGTAAAAATTAGACAGAAGTCGCCTTCGTCAAAGTGCCACCCGTGAAGGTCAGCGTGATTGGCGAAGTTGCGCCAACATCGCTTGCCGCAATCGGCGTGTGCGAAGAAAGGAAGCAGTTCGTCAAGGTATAGAGCGGGTTCGTTGCGCTGGTTGCAACCGTGCTATCGGGGCGAACCGTCACGGTGGTTTGCGTACCAACAAGCGGGAAGATTGTTGCTTCTACTTCGGCTGCTGCAAAATCCTGATACAGCGTCACTTCAAGTGTGTTGTTCTGAATGCCGCCCACAAACGAACGGTTGCCGCCCATCACGGTTGCATCTTGCTGTTCAATCTCATAGGTCAAAGTTGCCGCGTTCATTTTGTCGCTGAGATAAACCCCACCAACGCTGAATTCAACATTTTTGAAAGCAATGATTGCCATAGTTAGTCCTGTTCTTTCGCTTGTTCTTTCTTAGAAGGCTTGCTGCCGATTTCAGCAATATGACCTGCTTCAATCAACACGGCAATGTTAGCACCATCAAGTTCTGCTTCGCTCACAAGTGAACCCTGTGGGTGACCAACAAGACGCGCGGAAACAACTTTGAACTGTGCCATGCCCACCATCTTACCCATTCACCGTCACTTGTAAAGCGACTTGAAGAAAATCTTGGTCAGCCACATTGACCGCAGAAATATTTGCGGCACTAGCCACCGTCAAAGATTGCGTTGTTCCACCCAAAGTTTCATCGCCTTCAATCGCTGCACGAATTGACTTCGCGCCAGAAAAAGCAAGGTAATCATCAGCGATATCAAAAGCCCTGTCATCGGTGTAGCGACCAACAATCACATACACGGTGCAATCGTAAATCACCAATCCCCCACCCATAGCACCGTGATATTCAATGCGGTTGATGACAGGAAACCCAACAGGCGGATTCAACGAAGAAGGCTGATAACTAAAAGTTCGCAATCCCGTGATGGTTGCCAAACGGTTCTTCAAACCTGTGACAACTTGTGAAGGTGTTGCCGCCATCAGGCAATCCCAAATTTGCGGTATGGGTTCAGGAAGTCGCGAACATCGGGGTCAATCGCACGCACTTGGATAGCCATGTCAGCGAAACCGACAACGCCAAGTGCTGCGTTGTAACGCGCAAATCCGCGCATCGCCAGAAGCACACACGCTTCACGCACATCGTTCGGGATTGCAGACCAACCCCACACACCAACAATCTGCGCGGAAGGCAACGCTGGTACGGAAAACAATGGGAAAGTTTTGCCACCAATCGCTGTCACCGTGCGTATTGGCTGACCTGTAATCGCTCTGTCCAACGGTTCAAGTTGGTAGTCCACACCTGTTGTCCAAGTGTTTTCAAAAGTGCCATCGCCATCATCATCGGTTTTCAATGTGGTGACAGAAACCAAATCATCCTGCGTTGGCAATGTGTAACTATCCACCGCATACAGGGGAATGGTTGCTGTCTGCTGATAGAACCTGCGCCCGCAATAGCCATCAATGCGGCGCGACGCACCTTCAATAGATTTTTCTAGAAGCGTGTCATCCGTATTATCGGTAATGCGAAGCGCGGCTTTCACTTCATTCAGCGTGCAATAACCATTCGCAATCGGCATCGCTAAGCCTTCTTTCGCTTACGCCCACGAACCACTTTCGCTTGCTCAACATCTACATCAACCGAAGCGGTTTCAACAACAACATCATCTGCGCGATAACCCAACGCAGCAAGTGCATCATCAACCATGCTTACCTTGTCGCGCAAGCCGCGGCGCACATACGCTTCGCGTTCAGCGAGCAAGCCCGCAATCCATTTGTTCTGTTTCATAACGCAACATCCTACTTCTAGCGGGGGCGGTTATTAGCCGCCCCCGCAGAAATTAGGAACCCAATTAGAAGGTTGGGGTTACCAATCCCGTTCCACCGACAAGCGCAAATGCGTTCGGGTAACGGTTGGCGGTGTACGCGCTGTAACCGTACACAACCATCTTCACTTCAAGTTCTGCCGACTTGACATCCTCAAAGCGAAGCATCATTGGTGAACCATCGCCCTGTTCCCACAGGTGGCTTTCGGAAGTGTGACCGACGATGATGACATCTTCGTTCGCGCCCGCACCGTTGGTGGTGATGACATTCGCATCGCTGATGATGGGGATGCCAGCAATCGCGTAGCCGCTTTGTGCGTACTGCGCTGCACCGTTTCCTGTTGCAATCGGGTTGAACCCGTATGGCGTTGGAACAGCCAATGGGCGGTTCGTGGTGTCCACCGCAGCCAAGATGAATGCAAGGCGGCGTGGGTGCATCAGGATGAAGTTCGGGGTCTGGAAGTAGTTGGTCTGCACACGCTGAATGGCATCCAAAAGTTTCGGATACAGTTCAGCCACCGTTGGCGAAGCATCGGTGTAGGTGACAACCTGCGTGATGGTGTTCGTCAGCGATGT